GATATTAACGAAACCACTATGACAATTACTATTAGACAATCCAATAGTACAATCTCATTAAAGGGTGCTGATAACTATGACTCACTTAGAGGTACAGGATTAGATTTTTTAATCTTAGACGAATTTGCAGATATTGATAAACGAACTTGGTTTGAGGTTTTGAGAGCCTCTATTTCTGATCGTCTCGGGCATGTACTAATGTGTGGTACACCTAAAGGTTATGGTAACTGGTCTTATGAAATGTATCTTAAAGGCAAACAAGATCATGATTGGGAGTCTTTTCAATTCACAACAATACAAGGTGGTATGGTCGCTAAAAGCGAAGTTGAACAAGCTAAGCAAGACTTAGACCAAAGAACATTTAGACAAGAGTTTGAGGGTACATTTGAAAACTATGCTGGAAGTATTTATTATAATTTCCACCCTGTAGAATCTGTTGTTAAGAAAGAAATAGATTGGACTAAGCCTTTACATATAGGAATTGATTTCAATGTCTCGCCAATGTCAGCTTGTATTGCTCAAATAGAACGAGATAAAATCTACATTGTAGATGAGATAGTAATTTATGGAAGTAACACAGATGAATTAGTAGATGAGATAAGAGATAGATATGGCACTAAAATTAAAATAATTACATATCCTGACCCAGCTTCAAGACAAAGAAAAACATCTGCTGGTGGAAGAACTGACTTATCTATTTTACAAAATGCTGGATTTGAAGTTAAGGTTAAACATAGACACCCAGCAGTTAGAGATCGTATCAATGCTGTGAACTCAAAATTAAAAGACTCTAATGGCAAAAGATATATTTTTGTTTCCAATTCGTGTAAAATTGTTATAAAAGGACTTACTAGGCAAACTTATAAGGAAGATACCAATATTCCGAATAAGGAAGACGGCTTTGACCATATGAATGACGCATTAGGTTATATGATTGATTATATCAAACCTTTGGTTACTCAAATGCCAAGCCAAAAACCTATAAGATGGACAATGAAATAATATGGCATATTCACGAGACGAAATTTTAGACACTCATAAAGACTACGAACAAAACTATGCTCATTGGGAGTTCTATATCCGTTCTTATAATGGTGGACATGATTACCAAGTAGGTCAATATTTAAACAGATACAATTTAGAACTAGATAACGAATTTCATCAAAGACTTAATAACACTCCATTAGATAACCATTGTAAAAACATTGTAGAGATTTATTCATCATACTTATTCAGAGTAAAAGCTAGTAGAGATTTTGGCGAACTAGAAAATGAACCTACTTTAGAACGATTCTTAAAAGATGCAGATTTAGACGGAAACAATTTTAATACTGTAATGAAACAGGCTCAAAACTATTCATCAATTTATGGTCATGTATTTTTAATTTTAGATAAGCCACCAATTCAAACTAGAACTAGAGCAGAAGAATTAGAACAAGATATAAGACCATACTTATCAATCGTAACCCCTGAAAATGTATTTGATTGGAATTACACAAGACAAACTAACGGAAAATATGCTTTGGACTATTTAAAAATTAGAGAAGAAGTAGATAAAATGGGTGGAACTTATTTTAAAATTTGGACACCTGAAAAGATAGAGATAGTATATGTTGAAAGATTTGGAGACAATCCAAGAATCATAGATACTGCCGAAAACCCGTTAGGCAAAATACCAGCAGTTATTTTATACAATTCTAAATCTCACAAAAGAGGAATTGGTCTATCGGACTTAACAGATATTGCTGATCTACAAAAAGCTATTTACAACGAATACTCTGAAATGGAACAATTAATCAGATTATCTAACCACCCATCATTAGTTAAAACTCCAAGTGTAAATGCAAGTGCTGGTGCTGGTGCTATTATTGAAATGCCAGAAGAAATCGAGCCAAACTTAAAACCATATTTACTACAACCATCTGGTCAGAACTTACAATCTATTATGGATTCAATTAATAACAAAGTTAATGCTATAAACAGAATAGCACACACAGATGCAATTAGAGCAACACAAAAACAAATCCAATCTGGTATTGCATTACAAACTGAATTTGAATTACTTAATGCTAGACTAAGTGAGAAAGCTGACAACTTAGAATTAGCTGAAGAACAATTATTTAAACTATACGCAGAGTTCCAAGATACTGTATTTGATGGTGTTATTAATTATCCTGATAGTTTCAACATTAGAGATTACGCATCTGATTTACAATTCTATCAAATGGCTAAAGCTATGAATATCCAATCTCCAACATTCAATAAAGAAGTTGATAAAGAAATTATTAAATCAGTTATTGAAGATGATGAAAAGATTACACAAGCAAATGAAGAAATAGACCAACAAGCAGAACTAGGTCAATTCACACAAGAGGAAGTTCAAGCACCTCAAATAGAAGAAGAAGTAGAGGAAGAACAAATTTAATGAATGGCAGATATAATTCAAGAACTTACCGAGTACAGAATTAAAGGCATAGAACAAGCCGAGATAGAATACTATAAAAATCTTACAGCAACACTTGATAGAATAGAACGAGAAATCGTTAATATTGCAGATACAGATTTACCAAGAACTTCTGATGGCAAATTAATTCAATTACAATCAGCTATTGCAATAAGACCTAAGATTAAATCTATATTAGATCAAAACTATCTACCCTTTGCAGATCAAGTTGTTAGAGAGGGTTTTAATAAACAAGCTAAAAGAATTGAACGAGCATTTAAAAGAATTGGTAATATTCCTGTAGAGTTCCAAGAACTAACTAAAGGCGATCTAGCATTAGTACAGAATTTAAAACAACAATATTTCACTCAATTCAAAGATGTATCAAATAGATTTACAAGAGAACTATCTGAAAAGGTCTATCAAAATACCTTAGTTGGTAATACCTTTGCTGATCTTGAAAAAGAACTAAGACAATCAATCAATGGTATTTATGCAAGTTCAGATGATAGAGAAGCACAAAAACTAATTGATTTTGTAAATGACAATAAATTCAAAGCATCTAAAAAAGACCAAGTAAATAAAGCTATCCAAACATTACAATCTAAGTTTGCAACAGATCGTGCTGGAGAGAATATGAAAAGATATGCTGGTCAGATATTAAACGACTCATTAAGAGACTTTGACGCAACATTAAACTTTAACAAAGCAAATGATGCTGGTTTAACTTATGTAAAATATTATGGAGATGTAATACCTACAACAAGAGAGATTTGCAGAAACATGATAAATGGAGTATATAACAAAAGGGAAAGTGGACTTTTCACAATTGATGAAGTCAAACAAATCTGGGCTAGTAGAAGTTGGTCAGGTAAAAAATCTGGCGACCCTTTAATAGTTCGAGGTGGATATAATTGTCGGCATCAATGGTCTTATGTCAATCCTGATTGGTATGACAACAAAGGCGAACTAATAATATAACTATAGGAGAAAACAATGTCCGAAGAACAAGTAAAACAAACCGAGAATACTGAAACTGTAGAAAATACAGAATCAGAACAAAAAACTGATAATAAAACTTTCACACAAGATCAGCTTAACAACATTATTGAGTCAAGAATAATGGCTGAAAGAAGAAAGTATGAAAAGAAAATTCAGGAAGAAGAACAACAAAAATCTGAATTACTTAAACAAAAGCAATTAGAAGAAGCTAAATCTAAACAAGAACTTGAAAAGATTATGCAAGAAAGATTAGCAGAAAAAGATAAGGAATTAGAAAGATTTAGAAGTGAAATCAAAAAAGAAAAAGTTGATAATTCTATTCTTTCTGTTGCTAGTCAAAACAAAGCAATCAATCCTGAACAAGTTGTATCTTTACTAAAATCAGAAATAAATTTAGCTGATGATGGTAGAACAGAAATAGTTGATAATAATGGCAACATAAGATATAACGCAAAAGGACAACCTTTAACGATTGAAGAAAGAGTTAAAGAATTTTTAGATAGTAACCCACATTTCCGTCAAGGGTCTCTGTCTGGTACAGGAAGCCAGAGTGCTATCGGTGGTAATAGCCAAAAACCCAGAACAATAGGCGACTTGGATTTGAATAATCCCTCTGATAGAAAAGTTTATGCAGAAATGCGTAAAGCTAAAGGTGGGTTTAAACTAAATCCTAAATTAACAATTAACAATTAAACAAATAGGATAATAAAATGGCAAACGAAACAACTAGTTCAACGGTTTCAGAACTATATACAGAAATTATTCAAGAAGCGATTTTCACTTTTCAAGAAACTTCTGTAATGAGACCACTTGTTACTACTTACAATATAACTGGACAAGGTAAGCAAATCTCTGTTCCTGTATATCCAGTAGTAGCGGCTGCTGCAGTAGCTGAAGCAACTGATCTTTCAAACACAGCAATCAACCCAACAGAAGCTACAATTACAGCATCTGAAGTTGGTGTAATGACAACTCTAACTGACTTAGGTAGAGATTCTGCATCAAGAGATGTTGCGGCTGACATTGGTAAATTGTTTGGAGAAGCATTAGCTAAAAAAGTAGATAGTGATTTAGCGGCTTTATTCGCTTCATTCGCAACTGGTAATGACTTAGGTGCGGCTGGAACTGAATTAACTGCTGACTTACTTTTAAAAGCTGAATCAACTTTAAGAGCATTGAATGTACCTAGACCTTACTATGGTGTGTTCTCTCCAAAAGCTATGTTCAACTTGAAAAAATCTTTAACAAATGCTGGTTATTCAACTGGTGCAAATGCTATGAGTGATGTTGCAAATGAAACATTAAGAAATGGCTATGCTGGTACAGTATTTGGAATCGATTTATTCGAGAACGCAAATATTGCGGCTGACCAATATGATGATGCTGTAGGTGGTGTATTCCATCCTCAATCATTAGGTCTAGCTATGAAAGCTGACTTCTCAATCGAAACTCAAAGAGATGCTTCTCTAAGAGCAACTGAGATCGTTGGTACTATGACTTACGGAACTGGAATCATCAAAGATGATTATGGTTGCCAAGTTACAACTGACGCAGCTCTTTAATAATTAGAGTTATTAGGTGGGGGAGAAATCCCCCATCTATCAATTAGGAGATTTTATTATGACAAACTTTACTGGTGCAGATGTAATCACAACAACTGATGTAACGAATTATCAACCTGACGCATTTGACTTTGGTATTGCATCAGGAGACGCACAAACAACTTTCTTTTTAGCACAAACAACAAACGATATTTTAAGAGATTTAAGAATTAGATGGTGGCAAACCTATAAGCAAAATGTATTTACAGATATAACAATATTAAACACAGTAGAATTAGAAAACGATAAAGTTAATTTAGATCAGTTTAAAAGGGCTGGTGTATATTTATTCTTAGGTAAATTCCTATGTCCAGCATTAGCAAAATTTAGACCAGAGACAGAAAAAGATAGATTTGAAAGAATGGCAGAACATTATAATAGCCAATACAATGTTGAGTTTCAAAAGATATTAGAAGATGGTGTAGAATATGACTCTGATGATAACCAATCTATTTCTGTTGCTGAACGAGAAAACTTACACGGCTATAATAGATTGCAGAGATAATGGCTGTAGATTTAAAGATAAAATCTAACTCCAAAGAGATAAG